ACCGTCAACGAAGTATGGTTTGCCAATTGGCTCTTTTGATCAGAATGATTCTGGTAACTTCTACACCAATGCTACAGATGCAGACGTAGTAATTGATGGAGGTTTGGATAACGACAACGAAACTCCACTAGCCTTTACAAGCAAAAAAGAAAAAGAGAAGATGCTGTACTCTCTTGAGGATTGCTTTGGTAAGTTTAGGCCACGATCTGGAATCAACAAGCTACGCTACTTTCCTGGGGCATACAGTCATTTTACAAACATAAACATGATTCGTAGACCACGCTACTATATGGCACATAAAGATGATGCATTTAAGTATTGGTCTTCGTATAGAACTGAGGAAGGCGTTGAGAGAGGTATTGCTAATAAGTTAGTCAATGGACAATACTTTATTGATGATGCCTCTCCATTTGTAGTTTATAAAAACATTATTCCATCTAACCGCATTGTTGTAAAAATGCAGACAAATGTTGGTGAGGTTGACCTAGGTCCATTTGGCACAACGTCTGGATCATTCCAGGATCCATTCTTTGGTGATGCTAATAGGACAACTCCAGTCAGATGGAAGGTCCAGACCCTAAAGGATAGCAACTGGATAGATGCAGTTTCTTTTAACTTAGGCTCATCTAGAAGAAATGGCACACCAATTATTGGCTCAGATGGATATGTTGAGCTTTCTTACGGTCTAATTATTCCAGAAAAATACCGTGACATTTTTGTCAAGGCAGAAGAGTATTTTACTGAAAGCTTCCTTCCAGAAGAATCTGTAAACGGATATGCATACCTTATTAGAGACAACGAGTCAGATTTGGGAACTTTCCACATCTGGATAAGCTCTACAGAAAGCTATGAGACATTCGTTCCACAATACGGATGGTATCTTGAAGAGTCTTCTGTAGATAGGCTTACTAACTTTGTTAATGATTTAACTGCACCAGAAACATACGTAGACCCAATATCTGGAAAGACTAAGTATCGTGAGTTCGATGAAATTTCTGGTCTAAGAATTGTAGTAGACACAATGAATAAGGTTGATGCAATTCTTGATCTTATAGAACTGTCCCCAAGACTAGCTGTAAATCTTTCTGAAAAGACTGAGTCATTTAGTCTTACGAAGGCAGCGTCTGACGTAGGCAATAGCGGTATGCCAGTGGGTCAGCTACTTGCTGGAGTTGGATCGCTAACGCTTTTTGATTATGACCTAGCCTTTAGTTCACTAAACTCAACAAGCATAGTCTCTAAATACTTGTCTAAAAATATTCAATTTAAGTTTTATGAGGTTATTGTAGACGTAGATGGGTATGACTACTACGTCCCAATCAAGACGATGTATTCCGAGGGTATCCCTGAGCTAAGCAGCAACGATAGGTCAGTACAGCTTACGCTTAGAGACATGTTCTTCTACTTTGAGTCTAAGTCTGCACCACAGATTTTAATTCAAAATGCATCAGTTAGCTATGCAGTATCCTTGCTACTAGACTCAATTGGATTCTCTAACTACGTGTTTAAAAGATTGTCTACAGAATCAGAATCAATCATTCCATACTTCTTTGTTTCGCCAGATAAAACAATTGCAGAAGTTCTTAATGACATTGCTGTATCGACTCAAACTGCAATGTTCTTTGATGAGTACAATAACCTTGTTCTTATGAGCAAGGAATACATGCTTCCACAAAATACTACGGAGAGGCCAACAGATATTACTTTGTATGGCTCCAACGACTTTGAACGTGATGGCCTAATTAACAATAAGTCTACAAAGCCAAAGCTAGCAAACATCATTGAGCTAAGCTCTCAGCAAGACCAAGTGTTTAATGACGGTAGAGTTTCGTACACAAATAGGTACATTCAGAGATCTTACGGATCTTTACGCCAGGCATCTATGATTGACAAGGACAAGACTTGGATATATAAGCCAGCCTTGCTCTGGGAAGTAGCAGGAACTGAGAATACTAAGTCTGTTAATGATGTTGTTGGTAACCAGTCTAGCTTTGTTTTGGGAGCAATCCCATTAGAGTCAGAATTAACAGCTACCGTTCCATTCGTACAAAACGGCATCATTCAAAATAACATTATGAACTTCGGCGAAAGCGTCTACTGGATTACAAGATACAATGGATACTTCTACGCCAATGGTGAGATAATTAAGTTTGATGCTGTAGAATATGAGATTCCAGGAGTAGACCGTAATGTATTCCAAAGAACTGATAACGGACAGATTAGTTCATCCACTGTAGCTGGATCTGCAATCGGCAGGGTGTGGATTACTAGCGTTAGAGAATATCAAAAGTATTTTGCAAAGTTGCCATTCAATGGAAAGATGTATCCTACAGGCCGTGTAAGGATTTATTCTGAGCCAAACTACATAACTGTAAGTGGCGTAGAGAGGCTAGCTGATGGCCCTGTAGCAAAGCATGGTCGTGGTCAGTTTGGAACGCCAGTTGTTTCTCACCAAGCTGGGCTATCGTCTTATTGGACAGCAAACTCATCTGTACGTGGTTGCTCTATGAAATCTTCACAGCTGTTTGGTGCTGCAGAAGATACAGCTATTCAGATTGGTGCAGCTGGACAAAGCAACTCTATTGCTACAAACTCTACCAGGGTTGGGGTGATTAAGAATTTCTTGACCTACTCTCCGTCATCAGAAAATGTAACCCAGAATACAATCGCACCTGGAACAATCCAATCCTCTGCTCTTGTTTTTACTGGTCCATCTTTTACAACTACACAAACCCCAATTGACTTTATTTCCTACATCCACAAGCCACTAGATAATAGGTATAAGCATTTTGGAACTAGGGCTAGAATTATTGGCAAGATTGAAAACAGCGAGAATAGTGGTCAGACACCAACTGGAGCATCTCAGTACTACATTGGAAATCCAAACAGCCCAGTACAGCCAGTAACAATCAGCGGTGCGTCTGGTGGATTAGCAGTGCTTATCAACCCTGAGACTAATAATGGATACTACTTTGAGATAGCAGCCCTAACTGAGAACAACATTGAGTCATACGATAATGCTGATGCAATCCACAATATCTTGTTCTACAAAGTTGGCAAGGCACAGAATGGGTCAACCGAAAAGGCTGTGCCAATTAAGCTTTGGGGTGGGCTAGCACAAATTCTTGTAGACGATGGCAAGTTCACTGGCCAGTACCGCATGGCTAATGAGCAAAACCCAACGGTATACGATTTGGCAGTTGAATACCAGGATGTTGGAACATCAAGAAGGTTCTTCCTGTATGTTAACAATAAGCTGATTGCTACAGTTATGGACGACACCCCTCTTCCAGTATATAACAATATGGCATTATTTGTTCGTGGATCCTCTAGGTTGATGTTTGAAAACATCTATGCTATTACCAACAACTATTCTCAGAATACAGTATATGCCCTGGACACCCCAGTAAACGCAGCATTCTCTGACGATGAGATTGACATGAACGAGTCTTTCCGAAAGTATTCCATGAGTGGAATAATTCAGTCTAGCTACCTATCTGGCATTAGCCCTGCCGAGCCACCAAGGTACAGCATGTACTTTGAAGAGTTTGGAACTATCATGCGTGAAGCTGCATACTTTAATGTAAGGTATGATAAGGCATTCCCAGCACTATACGCAAAGCTATCTCCAACCTTTAACAAGATTAAGGGGTACACGACTTCTGGCTTTATTGCTAGTGCCTACGGTGCTGAATTTATGGTTTTCAATGCTACAGATACAGCTCTAAGTCTAGATGAGACTAGTGGAAACTATCTAAGAATTCAGGGCGTAACATTCACACAAGAGTCAAGACACGAGTATAGTGTGGACGAATACTTTGATAAAAAGAGCGACTACTCTAACCCACAGTTCTCTGCAGGCCAACTGGTATCTTATCCAGTCAAGTCCAAGAAAGACTATCAGGATATCAAGATTAGTAGGCTTACCCACGGTAAGAAAGAGTTTAACCTTGACGCACCATACATTCAATCACATGATGATGCAGAAAACCTTTTGGGATGGATGATTTCAAAGATTATGAAGCCAAGACGATCTATTGGACTAAAGGTCTTTGCGATGCCAACGCTACAGCTTGGAGATATTGTAGAGCTTGATTATAAAGATAATGAAGGAATAAACCAGGCATCCCTTGATGGTGCAAAGTTTGTTGTATATCAGATAGAATATTCTAAGTCGCAAGATGGACCAGAGATGACCGTATTTTTGAGTGAGGTAGTATAATGGATTCTAGACCAGCATCAGTTACTAGCAATAACTATAACTCCGAAACAAACGATTCTGTCAAGGTTGCTACACCAGATATTTTAATCCTGACAGATGAAGCTATGTCTCCAGAGATAATGACTGATCTAATCTTTGAAGATATTGGTGGTCAAGAGATTATTAGTATTGCAAGAAATGATATCATTAATGGTCAAAACGTTTTGTATCAGCCAATTAAGAATATTACTAGCCTTTTTTATCAATACAATCCTCAAAATATTTTGGCCCTACCAAAAACTGATAAAGATTATTTTAAAAACTTTCCAATATCGCTACAGTCTCACATTCCAGAATGTGGAACTGGATACGATGTTGTAAATAACGTAGAGGTCTCAAACTGTAAATATGTCTATGTTGATCCAGCAACAAGTAATTTAATTATTAATGTGATTAATATGTTGCCAGGTCAAGAAGTCGAGGTACAGATAATGACCACAGCAAGCGTTCTAGATGATACAATATATTAGGATACTATGATTACTAACACTGGAAAAGGCATTCTTGCCAAATATTTGATTGGGCAGGCACCAGCCTACGCCTCCTACATTGCCGTTGGCTGTGGACCTCAGGCTCTAAATAGCGAGGAGCCTGGATTTACTCCAGAGCAGATTGCAGAGTACTCTGCTAAGAATGCTCTAGACTTTGAGATGTTCCGTGTCCCAATTATTTCTAGAGGATACGTTAATGAGGATGGCAATGTTAAGCTAGTGCTTACTGCCGAGCTGCCGACTGAAGAGCGATACGAAATCACAGAAGTTGGTATATTCTCTGCTGGATCTAATCCATCAGCAGGTGCGTTTGATAGCAAGAGTGTTTATTCGTTTACTCAAACAGAGGGCTGGGAGTATCACACGAACACTGGTGTGAAGGAAGTCCCAACCGTATACTCACCACTAGATTCTGATAATGATAACGTAATTACTGGAGAGTACATTGTAAATGGTCAGCTAGCTGAAACACCAGTTTTTCACACAAATGCTGACAACAGAACTTTTACAAACACCACAAGAGTTAGTCGTAATGAGCGATGCAGATTCCTAAATAATATTGTTATGATTACTGGAAATGATTCTGTCTTGTCTAAGAATTTGGATGGTTCGCTAAGTGTTGAATCTGGAAACCACATTCACATTACTAATGCATCGTTTAACTTCAATAAGAATTCTCCAACAGATGAGCTTAGGTTAGCGTTTTCAGTTATCAGCAAAGATCCTGTTTTAGATGTTGCTCCAGACAACGTAAAGATTTTAGTAGAGTTTTCCTCTTCTGATACGTCTTCATCTGGAGAGAATGCAAAGTTTTCTGTAAATCTAGATAATGAAGGATTCTCTGGAGATGGGGATCAGACTGTTGACTTTGCTAACAATAGGTACTTTGTAGTATCAAAGCAGCTCCAGGAGCTTGTATACACTGCAGGATTTAACTGGGATGTTATAACAACCGTAAGAATTTATGCATATGTTGAGGTCGAAGGAGAGGCATCAGGTGATTTTTATATTGGTCTAGATTCAATTAGGCTGGAAAATCTCACTACAAATAACCCACTTTACGGTTTGACAGGATACTCTGTATTGAAGAATGATGGTGCTCTACCAGTTGTTAAGCTTGCAAACACTTCTAACTTTATTGAGTTTAGGATTTCTGTGGGGGTTGAGTAGTGGCTACTACAGGAATTAAGAACGT